TTTATCTAACTCTGGCAGACCATTCATAAGATTACCTGGTCTAGGGTCCTCAAATAGAGGTAGTGATGTTCTCTCACTTGCCTTCAGGAAATAGAAACCTGATATGTGACCATTCCAGTGTGTGTGTAGTGTGTGATGTCCGCCACCCTTTTTAGCAAACTCTTGCACCCACATCTCTGTTGTGAATACTGAATAATCTTTTAGATCATAACCCATTTCTGTCAACAGATTATATGATGTCGCACCTATATAGTCTTGTAGTATTTTAAAATTAGGATCGCCTATTAGGGTTGTTGAGTGAAATACATGACCCATATCACCCTTATCACCATATTTCTTATTTCTCTTATCTATATCTTTTTTTAAATTTTTCTTTGCTGCTTCAATATATGAATCAGAGGCTTTGTTTAATTCATCAACAAACGCAGGTTCTTTTGCAGTCCATATTGGACACTTAAATAATTCTTCTCTTACCAACTGTTTAGGAAAAGTTAATTTATCTTTCTTAACTTTTGTCTTCTTCTTTTTTATATTCTTCATTTTCTTTTTCACAATACTCCTATCTAAATGGATATCCTAGATTCCATATCACTAAACTATTTCTTTCACCCTTTGTCACTGGACACACCCTATGCCACACGAATGAGGGAAATACAACCAAAGAACCCTTAGGTAATATTTCTTTGCATTTTACAATTTGTCTTTTTTTATCTGGATCATTCTGTCTAAAATCAAATTCTAATTCACCACCCTTATAATCTTTTGGATCTGATAGAGTGACCGTCACAGATAATTTTCTTATCTTGCCATGTGAGGGATCATTTGCATGTTCTCTTATATAAGGTCTATCCCAACTATCACAATGCCAATCATAGTATTGACCTTTTTGATATTTTGTGAATTGACAACTCTCTGAAAAATCCCATTCAAAATTCCAACCTGCACTTTGATTTGCTCTATGAATATATGGTTGTATCTCTTTATAGATCCACCTATCGCTCATCCAAACAATATTTGAATCTCTTTTTGTTTTTAAATCTTTGATTTGTTTTTTATTTAACTTCTTACCATCACCATATCCACCAGTGACAGCCATTTGATGTTGTAGTTGATGACCATATTTTACAATGTCATCACATATTCTTTCTGGAATTGCTGATTGAAAATACCAATAATAGTTTGTTAAGTTCATGTTAAAGTCACCTTCTTTTATTGTCTATTTGTATTATAACATATTTATAATACTTAGTAAAGCGCTTACTATGCTTTGGTTACAGTTAAAGTACCAGAAGCAGTAAATTTGGCAATTTTATCTCCACCAGGGTGTGTTGATCCTGTAAATGCACAACAAGGACTACCAGCAAATGCAACAGCACTTGGTCCTCTTACGACCACTATACCTGATCCACCATTACCACCTGGGTAATTTGGAGCGGGTGCTCCTGGTCCTGGCGTTCCTCCGCCTCCACCTCCACCACCTCCAGTGTTGACAGTTGCGTTTGATCCTGCATTACCTTGTGCTGCACCAGCACCTCCACCACCAGATCCTGCACTACCACCTCCAGTAGAACCACAGCCTCCACCACCACCTCCGCCACCAGCGTAAGTAGTATCAGGACCTAATATTGTATTTGGTGCACCACTTCCTCCAGCTTTTGGACCATTGGGAGCCGCACCACCAGCGCCTCCACCACCTTGACCTGATTTAGGAGGTGCAGAAGCAGTAGCTCCAGGATTTCCTTGAGGTGGATCTACAGGAGGTGTGTTTCCACTCCCCGCTGCTCCTGATGATGAACCACCACCACCAGAACCCCCATCTCTTCCTTGACCACCACCAAGTTCTCCTCCACCACCACCTCCAGTGGATGTTAATGTTGATGAGAATACTATTGATGAATCTGATCCATCTTCACCTGGATTATATGTAGGACCAAGTGGTCCTCTTGGTGGACCACCTCCAGAGCCTCCAGCACCCACAGTAATTGTATATGTTCCTGTTGTCTCGCATGATAGTGATGATCCTTGTAGTGGACTAGGTCCGTAACCAGTTGCTCTATAACCACCAGCACCACCACCAGATCCACCTTGTGGGTTTGTGTTGTTTGTTGGTCCAGCCCCAAGGCCTCCGCCTCCACCACCAGCGACTATTAAATAGTCTAAATCAGTATTTAAAAATCTTGTACCAGTGTCCCATGTATCTTGTTTTCTGGCTGCAAACTGTGTTCTTAGATTGAACACTCCACTTGCTTTGTTTAATTCTTTTACTATGACTACACCAGAGCCACCATTTGCTCCTGCTCCTGGTGTTTGAGAGTTATTACTTACATAAGAGCCTCCTCCTCCACCACCACCTAAATTTGCTGTTCCTGCTGTTCCTGGACCTCCAGGAGAACCTGAACCAGGATAATCTCCACCAGCTCCACCTCCACCTGGACCACCAGTTCCACCAGTTCCACCACCTGCAGGTCCTTGACCACCACCACCGCCACCTCCTGCATATGTGACTGGACTACCTGTAATCGAATTTGCTAAACCATTTCCACCATTTCCTGATGTAGGACCTGGAGTTCTTGGAACACCAGCACTACCAGCACCACCACCACCTCCACCAATTTCAGGACCACCTTCAGGTGCGTCACCTGAACCACCATCATTTCCTTGACAAGCTGTTCCTGATCCAGCAGTTGCACATGCTTGACCAGCTCCACCACCACCAGAACCTCCTGGTGCTCCTGCTTGTGGAGTAGATATATTTGAAGAACCACCACCTCCAGCTATTGCTGTTAAACCAAAACCTGTTGAATTATTTCCACTTGCGTCTGCGCCTGGTCTATTATCAAAAGTTCCACCACTTTGACCAGAACCTCCTGCTCCTATTACAAGAGGATAACCTGTTGCTCCACAAACACTTATAGGAGCACCACACCTAATCATTCCACCAGCACCTCCGCCACCACCTCTAGCTTTACCACCACCTCCACCACCAGCTATGACTAAAGTTTCAATAAATCTAGTTCCTGGTTGTGTTGTAAGTGTACCTGAAGATGTTTGAGATGTAATTTTATCTTTACCAAAAGAAAGTGTGTTCTTTTTTCCTATGATACCGCCGTTGGTTCTAGCCATTTAGGATCTCCTATAATGCTACCCAAGCTTTAGTATCTGCATTCCATCTATGTTTTGAATCGTCTGATATTTTAGTGCCTGCCCACGTGGTATTATCCTCATCCCAAGTTATCACATAATCTGGTAGACCTGCGTCAGGATATGCAACTGGTGCTTGCCAGTCATCACTACCGTCAAGTGACCATGAAGCATAAGGTTGTGGTGTTAAAAATTTGTTCTTTGATTCGTTGTACACATAACCTATACCTGCGTACTGTTTTCTAAAATTGTGATTATATGATGTCTGTTTCCATGTTCCGCCGCCAAAGAAATTAACACACCATGTTTCACCATCAACGTGTTCGTCTGACGGTACACAATCATTTCCAACAACTACTACTCTTTTCACAACTAAATGTGTATCAGAAGTAAAACCTGTCGGATCGGTTTTTGATTCTAATTCTGCAAAATGTGCCATTGTTTATTTCCTTCTATTGTTATTTATATACTATTTATAAGTCTATAATGTTATCGTTCCAGATACAGTAAATGTGGCTACCGTACAAGAACCTGTCGTTGCTACTGTATTTGTACCAGGTGCAACTGCAAAATTACCAGGTTTACTAGATGTTGGTAATCTTAATACTACTATACCTGAACCACCAGCTGATCCTGCTACGTTTTGACCGTATCCTGTTCCTCCAGCACCACCGCCTGTATTAGCAGTTCCTGCTGCTCCAGCACCTGTGCCAGGATTTCCATGACCTCCTGCGCCACCGCCACCGTTGGCTGGTCCTCCTGCTCTTTTGGTTCCTCCACAATCACCGCCGCCACCACCGCCGCCTCCAGCGTAGGTTACGTCTGAAGCTGTGATTGAATTAGGGGCTCCACGACCTCCAGCGCCTCCTGTTCCATTATCTGCTGCGTCTCCGCCTGCTGATGTAGCGCCTCCTCCAGCAGCTCCTCCTGAATCAGAGGGAGCAGATGGGGGTGATGACTGACCACCAGGAAATCCTTGTACTGGAGCTGTAGGTTGAACATTACCTGTTCCTCCAGCTTTACAATGTTGACCACCACCAGCACCACTACCTGATCCACCTGGAGATCCTTGTCTGCAACCACCATACATTCTTCCACCTCTACCACCACCACTTGAAAATATATAACCTACTTTACTGTCGGTACCTGCCCCAGCGTCTCCTGATTCTGAACCTGGTCCAGCTGAACCTCCAGCACCTATTGTAATTGTGTTTGATCCTGGTGCTAAAAATATTTTTCTACCGCCTGGAAAAGATGTTCTAAATCCTCCAGCACCTCCACCACCTGAAGCATTTCCTGCTGATACTGATCCTTGAGCTCCACCACCTCCAGCAACTACTAGATAATCAAATGCTGTACCACAGCCAGTATCTCTAACTTTTAAATTTGTTGAGGCTTTAACCTGTGCGATCTGTACAAATCCATCTGGAGATGTCACAGGTGCACACGCACTACAAGTTGTTAAGAATACATCTGCATTATTTGTTCTTGCAATAACGATACCTGAACCACCATTACCACCTGCTTTAAGTGGACTTGGTTGATTACCTGCAGAACCTCCACCACCGCCACCACCAGTATTGGCTGTTCCTGCCCCAGCTCCTGATCCAGTTCCACCTTGTGAACCATTACCTCCACCACCAGCTCCACCTGGTCCAGCAGTTCCTGTAGGATCTGAGTTAGGGTGAGTATCATTATCTGCTCTACTTACACCTCCACCACCTCCTCCAGCGTATGATGTTGCACATGCTAAACTTAAAATATTATTTGGTGCTCCAGCACCACCAGCTCCTCCTATAACAGGACTACCTGGTCCAGGACCAGCTCCTCCAGCAGCAGTAGCACCACCACCACCTCCTGCAGGATAAGTAGCATTACACGCTCCAATACCTCCAGGATTACCTTGTGATGGACTAGTAGGGGGTGTATTACCAGCACCTATTGTAGGGCTACCACCATAATCTCCACCACCACCAGAACCTCCGTCAGCAGCTTTGCTAACAGGAACTGATGGTGCATTACCACCATATCCAAAACCACCACCTGTTGATGTAATTGTTGAAAGTGAAGAATCACTTCCACTTGTTCCTGGTTTATTAGATTGAGCTGTTCCACCAGCTCCAACTGTAACCGCATATGTTCCTAATTTTAAACTTAATGCTGACCCTTGTGTTGCACAAGGACCAAAACCTGATGCTCGATAACCTCCAGCACCTCCACCTCCACCAGCTGCTCTAACACCATCTCCACCTGATCCAGCGCCGCCACCAGCAACTACCATGTAATCTATTGTTGTTTTTCTCTTAAACCATGTATCATTTGCTATATTGTCGTAAACTTCATTTGCACTCCATCTACCTGAAGCACATTTAGGGGTTGTCTCTTTAACCACTACTATTCCTGAACCACCTGTGTGAGTTCCACCACTAGCACAAGCTCTAGCACCACCTCCACCACCAGTGTTGGCACATCCTGCAGTCGCAGCCGATCCACTTCTTATATTTCCAAGTCCTCCACCACCTGGTGCAGCACTTGCTCTTGTTCCACCTGGACTAGTAGCTCCACCACCGCCACCTGCATAAGTGACTGAAGAACCTGTTATTGTGTTTGCTGTACCATTACCACCAGCACCACCAGTGCTACCTGAGCCATTTCCACCAGAGGCATTAGAACCTCCACCGCCACCACCACTTTTTGCTGATCCAGGAGCAGAAGCACCTGCACCACCAGCATTTCCTTGAGATGGACTTGTAGGGGGAGTATTTCCTGATCCACCAGCACCATTTTGACAACTACCACCAGAACCTCCACCACCAGAAGCACCAGCAGCACCAATTTCATTCGTACCACAATCTACAAAGTGTCCTCCACCACCTCCACCACCATCAGAAATCAATGCCCCAAAAATTGAAGAACTACCAGTCGCACCTTTAGAAGAATATCCTGGACTACCAGCACCTCCACCTCCAACTGTTATTGTTGAAACAGAGGACGCTACAAGACTGCTACTAGTACGATAACCACCTGCACCACCCCCACCTGCTGCCGCACCACCGCCGCAGCCACCGCCGCCTCCACCACCAACTACTAAAGCTTCAATAGTTGATGAACAGTTTTTTTTTGTGAAAGTTCCTGAAGATGTGAATGAGGTAGTCGAAGTCGTTGACGTACATATCACTTTTACAGGTCCTATAAGTCCGCCATTTGCCATAGCTGATTATTGTCTCCCTATCTATTATGCGTCATCTAGTAATTCGTAAGAAACAAAATAAGTTAAGTCATTTGCAGCTGAAGCTGTAAAATATAACAAATCTGTTTCATCTAAATAAATAGGATTCTCTAAGAAACTTAGTGTTGCATCTGCTGGTACTGATATTGTGTTAGCAATCTTAACATAGTTAGATCCATTATCTACACTAACCTCAATTGTTATATCAGCAGCATTTGTACCATCTACGTTTGCAACAAGAATTGTATTTATTTTTGCAACTTTATCTGCTGGAACATCAACTGCTTCTGTTCTAGATGTACCATCTAGTAAGGCAGTTGCGTTTTTAGCATTGATAGTTGCTACGTTTACGATATTTGGTGTTGCCATTGTTGTTTTCCTTTTTTATTATTTATCCAAAGACGATTGCCATTGCGATTGCTTTTCCTACTGATGCAAAATTAGCATTAGAGTTAATATATGTTGTTATTCTTGAGGCAGCGACTTTTCTATTAGTGCCTCCTGCTCCATCATCAACTATAAATAAATCTGCATCTGCTAAACCAGCCCCTATATCTGTACCGCCATCGATATCTAGTGCTGTTAGAGGCGTTGTTCCTGCAGTTATACTTGCACCAGATAAAACTGGCGCCTGACTAAATGTTGTGACACCGTTTGCAGCAATAGCTATCGCATCTTTGTCAGATGCAGAACCAATATTACCAGCATCAGCAATCACTATGCCTGCATTAAATATAGCTTCACCTGCAGCTGACATGTCTAATGTCAATGCAGTTATGTCCGAGGTATCATCGGTACCTTTAAATATAATATCTGTATCACTAGCAGCCGCATCAATTGTTATATTACCAGATGATGTTGTTATATTAACAGCAGCATCACCAGTTGATACATCATCAGCAGCAATACTAGAACTAGTGTAGGTATTAAGCGCTGAAACAGCAACCTGTTTCATTGTGCCAGCGTCATTTAAGATTATCTGGTCAGCGTCAACGATAGTCACCGATGAAGCACTTGTATCGCCATCTAAAATATTTACTTCAGCAGTTGTTGCTGTGACACCATCTAATATGTTTAATTCTGCAGCTGTTGATGTGACAGCAGTTGAATTAAGAACTAATTTACCATCACCTACAATTACTTGATTATTAAATGTTGCATCACCAGCAGCTGACATATCTAAAGTAAGAGCAGTTATCTCTGAACCACCATCGTTACCTTTAAATATTAAATCTTTATCTGATACAGCAGACTTAACTACAAAATCAGTTGATGAGTTTGTAAGTCTACCAAATTCTGTTCCGTCATCTTTTAAGATGATATCAGCGCCACCAGCATCTATGATTACATCTGTTGATGAATCAATTGTGACACCATCTGATCCATCATTTATGATACTATCAAGTGTGATACTTCCTACGTTTGTAATATTTGTGTCACCAAAACTTGCCGTGCCTGTTACCGTTAAATCTCCTGCAACAGTCATGTTGTCAGCAACAGTTACCTCACTTGTTGAGTGACCTATTGTGACAGCGATCCCACTTGTTTCTGTGGCAATTTTTAAAGTACCAGTAGAGTTAGCAATAAAAGAGTTTGAACCGTCATGATAGATTTGTAAATCATCACCTGTACCAGCGACAAATTTAAAACTATCTATGTTATGAAAACCTGTTGTCTTGATAGCACTTCTATCAGTACCACCAACCTTAATATCTATCTGATCGTCTGTATCAGCAGTAAGAGAGGTATCGGCATCAACAT